CATGAGCCGCACCTGCACCGCGTTGAGTTCGCGGTTGGCGCGGCGCCAGGCCAGGAACGGCAGCAGGCGTGTCGTGTTGATGTCGCTCGCAACCTGGGCTACCGCCGAGTTCATGCGTATCACGGCCCCCGTCGGCGGTATCGGCGCCCGCGGATAGGAATCCGAGAACTCGCCGAATTCCGAGTGCTGCACGGTTACCACGACTTGCGCCGTCATGCCGAACACGGACTCAGCCCAGTCAACGGTCACGGCGTCGGCATCGGACGAGACGTAGAAGTCCGGCGTATCCGAGCCGAAGTCATACTCGCCCACCTCGAAGCGGCCGAAGTTGGCTTGCGAGCGGTTGACGTAGGTGACCGCTACAGCATCATTCGCTATCTGCGAGATGTTATCCAGCGCCGCCTCGCCCATGACCTGCCATGAGCGCGGAGTAAGCGGACTGGCAATGACGTTGTAGTCGGTGGTCGCTAGTCCGGCCAGATCGCACTCATCCTCGATTATCTCCGCCCAGTTTAGAGACATTTCTATGCCGTCAATCGGGAAATCAGCATCCGAGTAGCCCATGACGAGATGAGCCATCTGAAGGCGACGCCGCATCTTGTCACGCACCGTCACTTCTAGCACTGGCCCCGACTCGCTGCGCTGCACGCGCGGCTCGTCGCACAAGCCGGTGAACACGGTCTTCCATGACGTCCACCGTTTGCCGTCGCCCTGGCGCGACTCGACCAGCACCTCGCGGTTCGCCCATTGCCAATCCGAAAACCAGTTCTCGCGATAGCCGGCGCCAGCGACGTATCCGGCTTGCGGGATGGTGAGGATACACTGGTCAATCTGGTTGCGTTCATGGAAACCCATCGACATAGAGCTGACCCAGGGGATGCGCCCCCACCAGTGGCCGTCGCTATCTTCCTCACGATCCGTCCATTCTGGCCAGTCCTGAATCTCGACCGCCGTCAGGTTTACGTCCACGCGGCTAACGGCCATCTGCGTCCAGTTCATAATATCGGTCTGGATGGAGCCGTTGCCGATGACGATAGACCACGCTTGGCGATTCACCGCCGACATCGTGCCTTTGCTCACGCCGTCGCGCGTCAGCTCATAGGTTGCCGAGGCGAGATTGGGCGTCGGCGTATAGACCAGTGTGTAGTTATGAGAGGCGGTATCGAGACCGAGTTCCTCATGCCGCGTGCCATCGGGCATCTCCAACGTCAACCCGTCGGCCTGGTTGCACTTGATGGCGACGACGGCATTATCGTTGGTCAGGTCGATGACGCGAAAGAAGACGCCGAAGCCGGTGATGACGGGGAAGGCCAGTGTCCATTCAAACGTCCAGCCGATAGTGGGATCGAGCGGGAACGTCTCGCCGGGCATTGACCAGACAACGGGGTAACCGTTGGTGTCAAATGACTTGAGGTGCAGGCTCCCATCGCTGACGGATACTTCGCCCCCGAACGGTATTACCACCGACCACAGCGTGGCATCGAGGCTGCTGCCAGCGAACTCGTCGCAGAAGTTGGTCGAGGCATTCGCCTTGTCGAGGCGCACCTTGATTCGGGTGTCCGAAAGTTTTACCGGACTGGCATAGATTTCGGCCTCGATGCCCGTCGGCGCAGCCATCTAATTATACCTTGCCGCCCTAAAGTATAATAAGGCTTGGCACAATGCAACTAAAGTATAATTAGGCATCACCTACACGTCATCCATGAACAGGTTGACCACGGCCCAGACCTCGGCGTCGGCGGGGTTGGTGGACACCGCGTCCACGTCCAGGTCGATGACATCGTTCTTGGCAAACGTGGCGTTGGCAACACTGACGACCTGCCCCTCCAGCAGGTTCGTCGCCGAGTTGACCTCGAAGGCGCCGACCGTGCTTAGTATGTCCTTAGTCTGCGTTTCGTTGCGCAACTGAATGTCGGTCGAGGTGCCAGCGCCGCTGCCTAGCGTGGTGATGTAGCCACCAACGGATACGATCTCGCCAGCGTAGGGCGCCTTCCACGACCACTTGCCATCGGCTACGGTTATGGTGCCTGGGGCGCGCCAAGGTGGTGTTGTCATCTGTTGAATGATCATATCTTCAACCTCATACCGCAAACATGATGGCGCAGAGCCATACCGATAAATTAGCCGAATTCGAGTTGGCGGGGATCGTGTCCACGTCGAGTTCCAGCGTGTCGCCACGGTTGAACGTCGGCGACGCCACCAGCGCCGCGTTCTCCATTAGCCCCGTCGCGCTGGCCACCACGAAGTCGCCGGGCGTCGACAGGTAGTCCGTCGCGCCGTTGGAGACCTGCACCCGTGTTTGGCCAGCGCCAGTGCCCAGCGTCCCGATGTAGCCACCCACCTTCATAATGCGGCCACCAGCAGGCATCTTGATCTTGGCTTGGCCATCGCCAACCACGATGGTATTAGGCACCCAGAATTCCCATAGCGTCAGCTCAGGAAAGGAGCGGTATTCCTCTAGCGTCAGCGTGAATGTGTCGATGGCTGCGCCCGGCCCCTGGCCGTAGGCGATAATGGGCATGACCACGTTGCGATGGTAGAGGCCGACACCCGTCTCTTTTGTCCATGATAGCATGTGCTGCGGCACCGAGCCGCGCTTCGCTCGTAGCTCGGCCACGACTGCGGGTACGGCGACCTCTCCGCCCCATTGCAACTGCACTTGGCCAGGGATGCGCGGCACATAGACTATCTTGCCGTAGCCCGCCGTCGGCGTCGCCGTCGGTTGCGGCTCCGCGACCAGCACGTGGCTCGGATTGTTAGTTAGGGCAACGTTGTCGAGTTTGACCGAAAATGACATTAGAACCTCGGCTTCGGTTGCAGGTAGTCCTTGAGTCGCGGGTCAGCGGCGAAGCGGTCGATGACGCTCTGGGCATCGCCGCCACCATAGATATTGACGGTCACCTCGCGATTATCGTTGCTCTGGCGTAGCGCATTGTTAGGAACGATAGTGCCAGCACCTCGTGGCGCGAATAGTTCGGGGCCAGCTTCGCCGACCAAATAGGGACGACCAGGGAAGACGGGACCGCCATATCGCCGCCCCATACGCCGGTTATATTCACGCTCGGCCTCGGCCTGTGTCGGGTAGCGCCCGACTTCTTGGCCGCCGACCACGACCACGTATTCGCCACCTTCCGGCGCCACGAACTGCTGGCCAGGGATGAATCCCGTAGTCGCGGCAGGAGTTGGCGGAGCGCCGACACTCGGCCACGCAAAGCCCTTAGCCCCGCCGGCCTGTAGACCTAACCCCGCTTGCGCCGTCGAGAACTCGGAGACCAGCGTCTGCAATGCCTTGCTAGAGATGGCGGTCGTGCCCGAACTGTAGGCGGCGAAGCCCGCGAGCATCGCCTTCATCTTCGTATCGATGATTCCCGCCTGCTGGACAAAGGCGCCGCCCAACTTGATTACGGCAGCGCGCTCGTCGAGTATCCACACCAACGCCTTCATAAGGGCATCGGTTGTTAGCTTCTGCATCGCTTCGGTGGTTTTGAGGTTCTCCTGTAAATCCTTCAGCGATTTGCTCAGCAATTCATACTCGGCACGGACGCCCGCGAGCCGTGTCTGTTGCTCTTTCAGCGTCGCGTTCTCGGCGGCCAGTTGCGCCTCTAGACCGCCTATCAGCCCCGTCGTCGCCCTTATGCCCGCCATCGCCTGCTCGAAGCTCATCTCTGGAGGCGGCGGCGCGGCGGCCAACTGCAGTTGCCGCAACTGCGGCTCGTAGAGTATGTCGCGCTGCAGGTTCAAGCGTTCGAGTTCGCGCCCAAGCCGCGTCAGGTTGCCGGTAGCCTCGCCCATGCCTGGCAGCATCTTGCCGCCCAGTTTGCGGTATTGCAGCCGCTTGATCGCCATCTCGGTGTCGAATATCTTCTGGTCGAGTGCGGTCATGCCCGTGAGTTGCGGCTGCGTGAAGTCCTGCAGCCGTTGCTTGGCCCTCACCAATTCATCGGACAGGTTGGAAATGCGTTCCTGCGTCTTCCCGATGGCACCCTGCAAGGAATCCTGAATTCGCTGGTTGGCGGCCATAGCAACGCTGGTAGCCTCTATCTGGTCCTTGAGGCCGACGATGCGCAGGCCAAGCATTTGCACAATCGGATGACTCTCGGCCATCGCCTTGGCCATATCCTGGACCGAGATGCCCGCCTCCTTCATTGCGTCCTTGATTGCGCCCGCCGCATCCTTAGCGCCCTTAGCCGCCGTGACCAGCTTGCTAATATCAGGCGGCTCCAAAGCCTTGATATCCAATTTCTTTTGCGCTTCGGTATTGGCCTCCTGCAGCGCCGCCGTGAATCCTGCCATACTCTCGCGGCCAATCTCGCCTAGGTTTATCCAGTCAGGGATAACTTCCCCCGCAGCCTCGCCGGCCTGACCAGCCAATCTGCCTATTTCATTTGCGACACCCTTGATCGAATTGGCCGCATTTTGACTCCACATCTTAGCATTGGCAGAATATATCGAGAATGAGTTAGCGGTCTCCTGGAGGCCAGCAGCCATATCGGTTTGCCCGATAGACCGAAGTCCATCGGCTAGCATCGTGAGGAAATCACTGGCGCCTTCCGATATTCTCGATAGGCCGCCAGTGATAATCCCAAAGGCGGTAACCGCCGCCAAAGCCAAAGCGGAAAGGCCGCCCACAATTAGCGCCAACGCGCCTAACGCCTTAGCAGCGCCAGCGGCGAATGAAGTTGCCAATCCTGCCTTGACCAGGGCGAAGAGCCTACGAAATGCCTCTTTCACAAATACGACGGCATTGTAGACGTTGCCTATGGCGCCGACGACAGGCCCGCCGACTATCATCAATACGGCTATGCCCAGTAACGCCCGCTGGCCCGCCGCGCCGAGCGTATCCCAGGCGCGCTTCATTATGGTCAGGGCGCCTATGGCATTCGGTATCGCCTCTTGCGTGAGAAAACGGAAGACATTGGAGAATGATTCCTCGGCATTCTTAGCCATGTCCTTGAATGCTTGGGTTTCACCAAACGCAACCAGGGCCGCAGCGCCAATCTTCAATTGCTCGAATAACGGCACCATGATCTTACCGAGTGCGATTTCTGCTTTGTCTTTTATGGATGACCATAGTCCGATGAGCGACTTGGATTGTTTTTCCATCGCGTCCTTGAACTTGGGGTCGTTGGCCATACCATAGAGAATCACTTGGATTGCCGTCTTGGAATCCAGCATGCCTTGTTCAGATATTGTGCGAATCTCGCCGACGCTCTTGCCCGCTGCCTCAGCGAGATATCTCCATCCTTCAATTCCAGCTTGCGTCAATTGCATCATGTCTTGTGCATTGACGCGTCCACTGGTAGACATCTGACCTATTGCATAAGTGATTCGGTCAACTGACTCGGCACCCGCGCCCATCGCTGATACTGCATTGCCTACGGCCGTCATTATCGGCAAGACATCTTCCGCCGCAAAGCCCATAGCCATTAGGCGGCGAGTCGAGCCGAGCAATTCGGAAAATTGGAATGGAGTCTTTTCAGCGAAGCGTTGCAGATCATCGAGGAAGGCTTTAGCCTTTTCGCCAGAACCGAGCATTGTCGTGAAGCCAATTTCAGCCTGCTCAAGCTGGGCGGCGAACTTGATGCCCATCACCGCCCCTAGAGCACCTACACTAACGGCGGCGGCAGCCATAACTGTCCCCAGTAGCATAACGCGGCTCTGGAGTCCCATAAGGGACGCTTGCCCGCGTTGGGCGGACATGGACAACCCCTGCAGGCTGCTGCTGGCGCTTCGAGCAGCAGGCGATAGCCGGTCTTGCCCCTCGATGATGATTTCGATCTTCTCGGCCATTAGATCAGGCTATCCCTCTTCTTAGGCTCCCGTGCCCGTGCGCGTTCAGTCTCTAGCACTTGCCAGCGATATACCCATATATCGGGCGCCTCCGCCTCAATCACCCACGGCGGTATATGCCAAGCCTCAGCCAGCAACAAATCTATGACCCATTCTGGGGGCTCGCTGCCGTGTCCTCGGATAGCGAGGATGAGTCGCTGGCGTTCGCCGGGGGGACTACATCGGCCCCCACCGATACTTTGCCCAACAATTCATCGAATTGCTCGGCCGATAGCAGGTCAAGCGCATCCTCGACCGGCGTCCCGTCGTCGGTGCGCAATCGCGGTATGATCAGTGACTCGATGGCGTCGTATACCGCTATCACGTCGCGCCAGTCAGAACCGCTATCGCGCACCGAGTCCAATTTGCGTGCGACCTCCAACAGCTTCTTACGCTGCCGGTATGAACCGGGCGCTGTCGGGTCGATGGGCGTTACAATGAGTTTCGTCATGGCGTTCCTTTCTTAGGTCGTGGAGGATGATCCGTTTTGGATAGTAGCGCAGAGCCAGTTGCCGTTTGCCGTCATTGCTGTCGATAGCACACTCAGCGATAGGCCGGTCGAATAGTAGCCATTGAAGGTCAGATCGACAGTCATGTTGCCATCGCGGTCTCCGAATAGCTCGGCCCCATCCACCAGGACGCCAGAAAAATCGAGGTTTATCGCCCTCGCCGCCGCACCCGTCGATGTGCCTGTCGATTGCAGATTCCCGATTCTGATCAATTTCTTGACAGTCTGCGCCGTCGTGTTGGCGACCGTGCCAGCCGTGCTTAGGAGTTGGTTCACGAGCGCCTTGGCATTGGCGTTGAACTCCAACGTCGTCTTGAGGCTGCCCGTATAGGCGGCATCGCCCCAGTCTCCCGGATAAACCTGACCAGCGAACAGTTTGGGATGCCGGTTGCTCTCCACGTCGAGTTCAAATGATATGAGTGTCGCCGCCTTGGTCGTTCCGCCGATGGTGCCGGTGCTAATGTCCAAGTATAGCACAGTATCGGCCATGCGAATCGGGTTCACCGTCCGGTCATCACGCAGGGCAGCCGATGCGCCAGTCGAGAACCCGCTGGTCGAGGCAACAATCATTTGCGAGAACCCGTCAACGGTCATATTCCAGAGACCGCCAGCCTCGCCTTTGATGTTCAGGTGCTTGATGACGCTGCCAGGCGCACGATAGACGTGAGTGGAGCCCCCCGCGCCATACTCGAATGTGTAGGTGAACGACGTGCTTGGACTGGACACCGGCGCCTCGTAGTAGTAACGGAATGGCGCCGACGTACCCCCGGCCTGGCCATCGGTACTCGCGCCAATGGATCCGAACATCCCATTCAGGAATCGTGGCATCTCCTCGTAGGTCGCCACCATGTCCATCGAGAACTCGCCCGACTGCGATACCTGAAGCGCAATCGGCGATGGCCCGTACCAGCCGACTGATGGCACAGTCTCCACGTTGTCGAGGATTCGGAGCGTTGCATCTGTGATGCCGTGTAGTTTGGTGACCGCCACACCCGTCGCTCCCCAGGTTTGTTCACCACTAGACATTTGGACTACTTTTGCCGCTGATGCGGGCATGTTGAACCTCCTAAGTTCCTTTTTCTGTTATCTGCAATCGGTATTCAAAACCGTGATAGTCGATGCCGTTGAACGCTAGCACCATGATGCCGGTGTCCGGTATCGGCTGTCGAATCTCGTCAACCGTATTGTCCAGGCTGACGTTGCCCAATATCGTGTTGCCCAGTGCATTCAGTGGCCCCAGGCAAGCCGTAAAGCCCTCATCGTAGCCTAACCCTTGCGCTACTGGCTTGACGTAGACCCGAATCGTATAGGTACGTATTTGGCGCTTCAGTCCGCTGGCATGTTCATTCCATTCTGCTGCGCCGGGCAGGATGACGGCCCAGGGCAGCCCTGCATCGTTTAGCGCCATCGGAAGCGACGTAGAGCATGTCACGATGCCCGACGAGGCGGCCACTACCGAACAGAGCTTGGCGTAGGTAGCGGCAACGCTCATGACCATACTGCCTTAGCTGGTTGCGGCAAATAGCCAGGCGGCAGGCGAAATGCCTGGCGGTAAGCCTGAAGGGCCAATCCTTTGGTAGGCGCATCTTCGCCGTCGAAATCACTAGGCCACAGAAGACCCTTCCTGAAATCATATATCCACATCGCCATGTCTGTTGCGATACCTCGGAAAGCGGCTATGATCCAGCCGAATTCAACCATGTCGTCCAGTGATAATTCTGCGTCTATGCCCCGATCCGTCTTGGCGTAGAATGGCACTACTAAATGTTCGGGCATAGGTCGCCCTAGTCGTTTCTCTACTAGTGACCTAGTATTCTGCTGTCCTCTGCTGAGCCTCATGCGAACCTCACGTGGCGGATATAGCCGCCCTGCTCCAACGCCTTGACCATGTGGCGCGGCAGACCCTGCGGTATCGTTATTATGCCCATATCTGGCTGGGCGATGGTGTCGAATACCTGGCTGTCCTTGAGTCGGTAAAGGTAGGCGGCATACTCCCGCGTCACCTCGCGTACCATGGCATCGGCTGCCGTCGATGTGCCCCACGTGCCAGCGACCTCGACCTCGCCGTCGGTATTGAACACCCATGATTCATCGGTGCGCAGCCGGATATATTGGTAGGGCGGCTTGTTGCGCGGCTCCAACCAGTAGGACGTAGACGATACGGCGGTGGCGTCGCCATTGGTCAGCGTTGATACGCTAAGTAAGTCTTCGCCGAGCCATAAGACCTTCTGCGTGCCGGGGCCTATATCGGGCAGGTATTTCAAGTCCTGCTCGCGGTAGTATCGCGTTCCCGTGCTACCCTCGAATCGCGTCTTGCATTGCGACTCGATGCCCTTCTGCGCCGCGTCGATTGCCGATTCCAGCTTCTCGTCGTCGCCCTCGCCAGATATGCCGAGGTAATTCTTCAGCTCGATCAGGTCAATGTATGCCATTATCCGAACCTCGTGTCCCGCACCGCGAACGCGCCCTCGGCGGATACCGCCGCCGCGCCCGTGCCTACATAGCGATAATACCACGTCCCGACCTGCGATGTGCCTGGCACTACATCGTAGTGATAATGCCCGGTGCTATCCTGCGTCAGTCCGCCCGCCGCCGTCGTTACCGTAGTTAGCCCGCCGGTTGATGTTAGATAGTAGAGCGTCGTCGCCGTCGGATCGGTGTCCACGCCCGCGACCTGGAAGACCGCCGACACCTTGACTTGTGTGCCTGGCCAATAGCTGTTCATTTAGACCGCCACATCTGAAATCGTGAGCGTTGCTATGCCCGCGTCTGCTACGGTGGCCGTCGCCGTCAGCGCATCCGCCGCTACCAGCGTCGCCAGGTAAACGTCGGCGGCGATGATGGTCGCTATCGCATCATCGGTAAGCGTGAGCGTGGCCGTCGCCGCGTCGCTCAGCGTCACCGTCGCCGGTCGGATACCGAGAAACCACTGGATTATCGAGCCGATGAATGACAGGGCGCTTGATACGGTGCGACTCAAGGCCCTTGATATGACTCCGGCAAGGCTGAGCACGGCCACCAGGCCGACGGCAACTGTGCGTTGTATCGCGCCTGCTATCGTCAGAGCCGCCGTCTGTGTAAGACGGCCACCGCGTGTTATTGCCCCCGCCAATACCAGAGTCGCCGTCAATCCCAGTAGGAATAGGCGCTCGCCGATGCCTATCAGGCCGTTCAGCGGTAGGTCGCCAGCCATGTGCAGTGCGCCCTCTTTGACCGTCGCGCCCGCTGAGCTAAGCCCGCCTGCTATCGTGCGATTGACGCCGCGTGCTACGGCTCCTACTGAATCTAGAGCCGCCGCCGCTCCGAGTTGGCCTTGTTGGGCAATAGAGCCGAGTGTACCTAGCGCCGCCGCGAGTGCAGACGATACCGCCTTAGCCACCACGCCAGCCATACTCAGCGCGGCGACCATGCCGAGGCCGACTGCCCGTACTATGGTAGCCGACGATGATAGGACGGCAGCAAGTATTATCTGTCCCTGTTGAATGATGGCGCCGCCGAATGACAGCACTGCGGCAAGCGCCAGGCTCAGCACCCTAGCGATAACACCCGCCAATGATAGGATGGCGCCGAGTGCTAATTGCCCTTGTTGCCCGATTGCGCCCGCCAGTGTCAGTGTTGCCTCGATAGCCCGATTGCCTTGTTGCGTTATAGAGCCTGCTATGGCAAGCGCCGCCGTCAACGTTATCGCTGTTATGCCCGCCAGTATCGCAGCAACGGCCTCGCCCGCGAATGACAGGGCGCCGATTAGACCGAGTTGCACCTGGCGCATTATGCCGCCTGCAGATGATAGCGTGCCTGCAACCATGCTCGCGGTCGCCTTGACCAGGACGCCA